AGAATTGGCAGCTATGATGATATTAAGAAAGGTGTTGCAAAAGCACTAGTACCTTACGGATTCTCAGCTGTTAGTTTTCCAGGACCTTCAGGATCTCAAAAATTGCCAGTTGCTAGCTTTGTTACTAGTCAGGATAACGCATCAACAGGTCTGTATGATTCTTCTATATCATATGGATTTAATTTTGTTAATAAAAACAATAGGCAGTTCTTATCACCGTTGCCTAACAATGCTACAGTAACAGGTCACTCAGGATCAAATCAGGTTAGCTTTAGCTTAGATGACATGAATGGTTCAAATCTGGCAGCAGCATCAAACTTTGGAGGATCAGCAACATTCTCTAATGGTAGTGAATTAGTATCACTAGCATTGTCAGATATCAAGCAAAGAAAATTCTCTATACCTTTTCAGGGTGGATTTGATGGTGCTAACCCAGCTATAGAGAAAAAGACAGGTGGTGATATTATTGCAACAAATCAGCAAGGCTTTGATTGCTCATCAGCATCAGCTAGTGGATCAGTTGCATATAAGCGTGCTATCGATTCCTTGAGCAACCAAGATGAATTTGACATTAATCTATTGTCTACACCTGGACTTATATATGACCTGCATCCTAATCCTATCAATAGAGCATTAGACATGGTAAAGGCAAGAGGTGATGCATTCGCTATCTTTGATCCGACAGGCTGGAATGGATCGATAAGCGCAGCAACTAATGCTGTATCTTCTATAGATACAAATTATGCAGCTGTTTATTATCCTTGGGTCAAGGTCCTTGATGATAGCATTAATTTGCCAACTTGGGTACCACCTTCAGTTGTAATTCCTGGTGTTATATCACAAAATGATGCTGTTGCACATGAGTGGTTTGCACCTGCTGGATTAAATAGAGGTGGAATTAATGGTGTATTGGAAGCAAAGACACGCCTAACACATGAAGAAAGAGACACACTTTATGAGGCTAGAGTCAATCCAATCGCATCATTTCCAGGACAAGGTGTTGTTGTTTTCGGACAAAAAACATTGCAAGCAAAACCTTCAGCATTAGATCGTATTAATGTGCGAAGACTGTTGATTAGATTGAAGAAGTTTATTGCAAGCTCTTCAAGATACTTGGTATTTGAAAATAATACAGTAGCACTAAGAAACAGATTCTTAAATATAGTTAATCCTTATTTAGAATCAGTACAGTCTGCACAAGGTCTGACAGCTTTTAGGGTAGTGATGGATGATTCCAATAACACTCCAGATGTTATTGATAGAAACATGCTTGTAGGACAAATATTCATACAGCCAGCACGTGCTGTTGAATTTATTGTATTGGACTTTGTTGTCCAGCCTACAGGTGCTAGCTTCCCTAGCTAACATATAGGTAATCAATTAAGCCCGGATTAATCACCCGGGCTTTTTTGTTTTATGTCCTTTTTTATAAGTTTATGATATTTATTAATGATAAAATTGTAACACAGGAGAATTAGAATGCCACAATTAATTGATCCGAACGATATAATGTTCACACAATTTGAGCCAAAAACTCAAAATAGATTTATTATGTACGTTGAGGGCATTCCCGCTTATACTATCAAAGCTGCTAGCAGACCAAGCATTGAATTTGAAGAAGTAACTTTAGATCACATCAATGTAAAAAGATATGTAAAAGGTAAAGGGGAATGGCAGACACTCGACATAACAATGTACGATCCAATAGTTCCGTCAGCTGCACAGTCCATTATGGAGTGGGTAAGATTATCACATGAGTCAGTGACAGGACGTGATGGATATTCAGATTTTTACAAAAAGAACGTAACGTTCAACCTTTTAGGTCCCGTTGGGGATATCATTGAAGAATGGCAATTAGTTGGTGCTTATTGTCAGTCAGTATCGTTTGGTGATTTAGACTGGGCAACAAGTGATCCAGTTGAAATTACAGCGACATTAAGATACGATTACGCAATACTACAATTCTAATTTAACATTATCATTAGGATAAGTTGTGGCATTCTGACCATTGATACTGTTAAATAAGTGTTTTAAATAATAAACAAAGGAGTTATAATGTCTGAGACACAAAGTAAGTTTCCCACTGAGATGGTGGATCTGCCTAGTCAGGGTCTTTTGTATCCTGAAGGACATCCGTTAAGTAGTGGGAAGATAGAACTAAAGTACATGACAGCAAGAGAAGAAGACATTCTCACTTCAGCAAACCTAATAGAGAAGGGTGTTGTAATAGACCAGCTCTTAAAGTCACTAATAGTGACAAAAGTTGACTATGGTGATATCTTTATAGGTGACAAAAATGCAATCATGTTAGCAGCAAGGATCTTTGGATATGGTAAGACTTACAATAATGAAGTCACATGTCCTAACTGTAGCACAAAAGAAGACATACCTTTTGACTTAACACAGCTAAAGTATAAAGAGATAGATCCTAAAAACTATAACAGAAAAAACATATTTGAGTTTACACTACCTAACTCAGAGAGAAAGATAGAGTTTAAACTGCTTAATCACAAAGACGAAGAGATGATTCAGAAAGAGTTAGATGGCATTAACAAGGCAATGAAGGGTTTAAGCAGAGATATTACAACTAGACTTAGATATCAAATAATTTCAGTCGATGGTGAGAAAGACCCAAAAGTTGTTAATAACTTTATTCTTAATGAATTCTTTGCTATGGACTCTAGGGCATTTAGAGATCATTATAATAGTCTTACACCTGACGTAGACTTTAATGTAGGTTTTATATGCAATAACTGCGGACACGTAGAAGAAGAAATGGCACTACCTATATCAGTAAATTTCTTCTGGCCCTCCCGGTAACCCCCGAATACCGGCCTCGAGTACACGAGGGCATATTCCAACTTTCTTATTTCAGTGAGGGGGCATTCTCGTTTAGTGACGTGTATGATATGCCTCTGCATTTAAGAAGGTTTTATCTAGACAAACTAGCAGACCAAAAGAAAAAAGAGACAGAGTCAATTAAGAAAGAATCTAGAGCGAAACCTCCAACTAAAAAGTAGTAACCTGATATTTATTACTGTATAATAATATAAGGATTTAGCATGTCTAAGAAGTCAAAATTAACAGAAAGCACAATGGGCAAGAGTTTATTAGCAGCGTTTATTGGATTTGTAGTCGGAAACAAGATGAGTAAAGCAAGAGAATTAAAGAGAAGGGTTGCAAACATCGATAGAGACACAGCAAAGACGCTATCAGGTATAGAAGACAGGACAAGAGCTATTATGAAAAAGTATAGGAATGCTGTAAAGAATATGTCACCTGATGAAAAAGCAGAGTTTGACAAGACATTTAAATTTGAATTTAAACAGACTTTAAAAAAGGTTCTTGGCAATTAAAGGATAAGCAATGCCAATCTACGATAAGAATGCTACAAAACAAGCAAAAGATTATTTAGACACAATAGCAAAAATAAAAGCAGAAGAAGAAAACACAGCTGAGGGTGCAAAAAAAGCAGCAGCTGCCAGAACAGCTGCATATAAGAAGCTTAACGATGAGACAAGAAGAGTAGTAGATAATATTAGAGATATGGCTTCTGCTGAAAGTGAGGCAACCAAAGGTGCCAATAAGTTAGGTAAGACTTTTGACATACTAAAAGGTGACTCTAGTAAAATTGCTGATCTTTTAGAAGATGTACCTAAAGTAATACAGAGAGCAAGCAAGGCAGGTAAGCAAGACCTTGCAAAGTCTTTAGGGGGAATTGCCAATATCTCAGAAAAGATTTTAGAGACAGGCGGTGACTATACAGAGCTTACAGACAAGCAAATAAAACAAATAGAAAATCAGCTAGCAGCAGCAGCAAAACTACTTCAGACAAATGAAGCCCTTACAGGTCTTAATGAACAACAGCTTGAAGACTTGCAGACTTATATTGCGAAACTAGGCGGTGTCGTAAAAGGATTTAAGGATGCAAAAATTCAGGCAGAATTTCTACAAAAAGCATCTAAGGCCACAGGAGGTGTTCTCGATGGATTTTTGCAGGTTCTTGACGATTTTAAGAATAAAAAGCTAGAGGCAGCACTTACAGCTGTGTTTACAGCAGCAACAGCTGCAATTGTAAAGACAATAAACGAGTCAATCAAAGCACAACAAAGGTTAGGAACAGGTATTAGTTTTTCTGCTGCATTAGGAGAGATATCATTTAAAAATTTAGGCCTTTCAATACTTGGCGTAAGAGACAACATACTTGAGGCACAAAATGCAGCACAAATAGTAGGTGGAAGTCTCGCAAATGCAGCTGATGAGGCACTAGCTGTTAACAGAGCATCACTAGCAATAGAGACAGGAATTGGTGCAGATGCTCTGGCACAATTAGAAGAGAGTTTTGTAAATATTGCAGGTCTCTCAAGACAGGCAGCAGGTGAAGCTCTAAACAACGTTCAGTCATTTGCAGAAGCAAATGATGTTGCTCCGACTGCTGTGTTGCAAGACATGGCATCAAATGCAGAGGCTCTTGCAAAATTTTCAGATGGAACAGCAATGGGGATGGCAAGAGCTGCTGTGCAAGCACA